AAAGGGCCTGGCATAGTTTTAATTTTTAAGTGTTTTTATTTATTACTTTTTTACACTACGTCTAAATCGTCGGTTTTGCTTTTTCGTTGCTTTCGTGCCTTCGCTACTCAATCGCTTTTTCCTCCTTTTTTGACTTTTAGTGTCAATAAGCACTAATATATCAAGAGTGTATTAGTGCTTATTGCGTTGCTACCGCGCTTCGCTTGCTTTGCGATTTTCTCGCTTATTATTATAAATAATAAGCTCAAAATCACCGTTTTTATGTGGTTTTTACACATTTTCTTCCTTTTCTTCGTTAATATCTGTTATTTCTGTACGCTTTTTAGCCTTTTTCTCGGCTACTACTTTTTTAACGCGTTCTTCTATCTGTTTTAACTCTTCGCGAGCTTTTTCAGCTAATTCTTCGCGTTCTGCTAAATCAAGCGTCTCTGGATCTACTTCATAACCTTCTTCACCTTCCCAAATAGGTGTTCTTGCTCCTTCCAGGGGCAATCCTTTTGCATATCTAATAAGTAATTCCCTTAATGTCATTGACTGGTCGGGAATAGTCATGCTGGGTTGATTGTTTTCTTGTCCTTTTGTCTCAAACATGTGAGCGTTTTGAGAGTTTTTAATTACTTTTTCCATTTTTAAAGTTTTTGTCTTTGTTTAGATTTTTTAGCCATTCTACGAAACTCGTTAATATGGCGTTCAGCCAACTTACCATTGAAATTATCCTCACCAATACTCTGAATGAGATTGTCAGCCCATTCTTCGCTAACTTTTTGCATGTGGACACTAATACGAAATTTTTCACCATCTTTATATAATTTATCTTTATAATATCTTGGCATTGATGCCTTTTTTCCATCTTTTAATGGTAAATAACATCTTTCTTCTATTAGCCTTTTGTGCCACTTTATAGTTCTTTCATTTAAATAATTTGCTCCTAATCCTTTACTCATGACTGAAAATTCTTTGGCTCTATCATCTCCATTGAAGGTCGGGATTCGTTTTTCTTTCGAAATATATTTAAGTGTGTATCCAATACTGGCATCACAAACATCGCCAAAATGAACGTGACCAATATCCACACTATCAATACGCCAAGCAGCCTCAACGATTCCATGATTAGCATTAAACAAAATAATATGGTAGTGGGGGCGTTCACTTTTATCCCCATATTCGCCAACCGCGTAATAAGATATTTTCTCATTAGTTAGCTTTCTCAGTCGTTTAAAGAACTTTTGCAAATCTGCTTTCACTAACGTCTGTAACCCACTTTTTGTCCTGGGTACTTTTTCCTCGTTGTAAGTAAGAGTTACAAAGAGAGCAGAACTTGTCTGCTCTCCGTGTTTTACTAATCTGAAACTCCATCCTGAAACCCTTCTCCTTAAACAAGGTGGACATTTCCCACAAGGAAACGGAACGTAACCAGTAGTGACTCCGTTTACGACTTCCAATTTCTTGTAAAATGGTGTTATACATCTTGTTGACATTAGAACGTTGGTGTACCGAATTTAGGCATAGGTCGTACTGCCCGTATCTTATTTAATACATGACAATACAAATAATCTTCTTCGCTCTGTACTGCGAAAATCCTATCACATTGTTCAGGTGTACATTCAATAAATGTTTGGTTAAGTGCTGGCTGGTTTGCAAATATTCTTCCTAAATGCCAATAATCTAATGTTGTTCTAAAATCGCCAGCCACACGACTAGGACTAAACTTATATTCAGCATAACGAGGAACATAACCAAATGTATCATCACCTGTTGCGGTATATGCATAAATCTCATTGTTTGTTACTGGTTGTTCTCCAATATGTGCAAATGAAGGCCAGAAGAAATCAAGAGGATCATTTTTAAGATATGTTTTTGGTATTCCTTGCTGATAAGCAGTTTTTGGCATAATGGACATAATTCCGATGATATATCCATGCTCTTCACAAAAATATGTACCATATTTTCCAGTTGATACTGCTACTCCATGTCCTGCCATATTACCTTGTGGCAATCCTGATTGCTCTCCAGTTGTATTTAAAACTTCACTAATTACTACGGGTGTTTTTACTCCAGTTATATATTCTGGACGTTGCAAACGTTTATCTGAACTTCTTACACCAAAATGCATAAGAATATTCTCGATATATCTAGTACCACCACGTGCGTTTTTCTCTAACCATTCTTGTAATCTAAATGCACGACGTAAATCGTTAATAGTTGTAGCTCCTACATCTAGACCTTCTGTTTCTGCCCATAATGTATCTGGAGGAATGTTTGGTTGGTTTACGTTAACACCATCAACTGTAATATTAATAGGTGCGCCTGTTAATGTAACATCATTTGCTCTGTATACATTTACTGGAACATTGTCTTCTATTTGTCCAATTGGTATATCTACTGCTGTTCCTTTTTGTGCAAATGGTAATGAAGCAGTAAAATAATCATGTTCCCATGCACGATTCTGCATTTTATACCATTTATTTACTGCACTCCAGCCAACAGTATTATCACCATCATTTAATTTATAATCAACTTCTGGTATTAAATTTTGGTCTCTATAATACTCATTATAAATAGCTTGATATGCTGCAAATGGTAAAGCATTTATATTATATTCAGTTTGTGCATTTTGAATAGGGGGGATACCCATATAATCTGCAAACTTTGGTAAATTTGATGTCCATTGTGGAGAGTTTTCAGGTTTCAAACCCTCCGTTCTTAAATATGGTAAAACATAAGGACTATTAGCATCTGTAATAAACTTTTCCCAATTATCCCATACAATACGATTTGGTACAAAAAAATAATGTACAGATACATCCATTCGGTGCATTACTGGGGCAGTAAGTGGTGCAAACCTTATAAGTGAATCACATCCTAACTGAAATGTGTCTCCAGGTACACACTCGTTGACTAAAACGGGAATAAGATTTCCCATTTTACCTGATAATTTAACATCATGTGTTAAATCAAATACGTTTTTCTTCGGTTTTTGTACTTGTACCGAATTAAAAATGTTTGGTTTTGCCATTTTTTGTTGGTTTTAAGGGTTTTTTATTATAAACGAATACCTCCTCTAGAAACATAATATGTTCGGAGTTTTCGGGATTTTCCACGTGAACGCTGACGGCGGTTTCTTTTAGAATACATTCTGCGTCTCATAATTGATTGTTTTTTAATTGTTTATAATTGTATTTAACATAACGCTTTTCCTATAATTTATATTAAATTAAATATCAAATGTTTATTCGTCATTACCTAATCTTTTTGTATAATTTTTTTTCCACATATGTGCGTAGATATCCCCTACCCTATCGGGTAGGGGTGTTGTTTTTACTATTTTTTCCAAATATTATTCCACCAATTCTTTAATTGATCAAATGGCTTATCTATCGCTTGACCTAAAATTCTCATATACATAGGATCATTTGGATTTATACCTTTTTCTCTTAAATCAATTTCCAGTTGTTGTAATATTCCTTGTCTTTCTTTGTTCCTAGTATCTTGTTGTATATTATATCTTTCTGTGGTACTTTTTGCTGTCTGTGCCCTAATTGCATCTATTTCTGCTACTGCTTTGTTAAAATTAGGTTGACGCATTAGTACTTCTGTGGTAATACCTTGAGTTACTTTTTCTGTTTCAGTAAGTGTTTTATTTATATTAGCTTCTGCTTGTTTATTTGCTAATTCTGCAGCTTTTACTACATATAATTGTGTTCTTTCAGCTTGTTGTAATGTAAATTTTTCTTTAGCTGTTCTTTGTACACTTTCTGCTGTTTGTGCAGCTTTTAATAAAGCTTCCTGATTTGCTACTTGTAAAGCTGCTTTCAAATTATCTGTTTGCGCTTGTTTAATTTGAAAATCATTATATGTTGCTAAAGCATTTTGTGCTACTCTTCCTAAATCAATATTTGGCACTTGTGGATTCCAACTTCCAGTATCTGATGATCTAATAGTAGGAGAATTAGTCATTTGTCCATATATCAAATTTGGGTTAAGTCCAGCTTCTTTAAATCTTTGCATTTGTTGTTGTGGACTATTGTATAAATTTTGTCTTTCCCAATCTGATAATGCATCTTGTCTTTGCCTTGCATACATCTGTTCTTGCCATTCTCTGGTCTTTTTGTTCATACTGCCTGTCTGTGCGGCATTGATTCCTGTTCCAGCTAGTCCTGCTGCTGCTCCAATTAATACGGGTGCTAAAGGGCCTGGCATAGTTTTAATTTTTAAGTGTTTTTATTTATTACTTTTTTACACTACGTCTAAATCGTCGGTTTTGCTTTTTCGTTGCTTTCGTGCCTTCGCTACTCAATCGCTTTTTCCTCCTT